ATATTTTGTCCAGTATAGATATAGTTGTATGTTCTTTTACTCAATGCTTTTAATTTTGACGCATCAATTTTAAGAGATCCGTATCCAGGAATTCTTGTATAGTGTACTTTATAAGGAGTTACAATGTAAGTATATGTTTGATATGGTTTTTTTGTTTGCGCATCGTATTTGTCTAAATTTGTTACTTCAATTTTTACTAAAAAGAAATTAATATAACCAAAGTCATCAATTGGACTAGGACTATCTTTAGAATCAATGCGTTTTAATATATCTTTTATGTATTCACTATCTCTAATTACAGAAGAAATAATTTCATTTAATTTTGAACCTGTGTTAAATTGTACTTGTGGGTTTGACGGGTTATATTTAAATGCTTCTGGTTCTGAAGATTGTTGAGCCGGTGTTGGATTAATGAAACCTCTGCCTGCTCCAGCAGATTTAGGAGGAGCAGGATCGTATGCGTCACCTTGTGTTGCGCTACCTGGATCAGGAAAAGCATACACTTGATTATCTCTTAACAATTTAGATATAGCAGATTTACCAATGTCGTTAATCTGAGTGTAATCCCAGGCGTTGCCAACTTTTACAGGAAATTTAATATCATATTCATCGTGTTTAGAAGCATCTGCTCCTGGAACCTTGCTGAGTTTGGCGGCTTCAGTTAATTGATCTCCAACATTCTTCATTAGGTTTGTTAGAATCTCTGCCACGGTACCTCCAGTCATTGGAGTTGGCTTTTTGAGTTCATTTGGTTGTCCAAACCCTTTTTCATTAAATGGTACGCCAGCACATTTATAATGTGTGCCACGTTCAGTGACTTCGACTTCGACTCCAGTGAATCCAAATACAAAATATCTAGTTGCTTCATTGCCTAATTTTTTAGGTTCAGGTAATGGTACGTTATCAGGATATCCGATAAATTCCATTTTTAAAACAAAACTGGCCTGACTATAACTAGTATATCCTGCCGCTTTAGAAGCAACGTGTAGTGCTTCCATAAACCCATTTATACTGTAGGGTTCAATTACATCAAACTTTATCGAGTTGGCCTGGCTAACATTACTAGCCTCACTAAATCCCATTATGTTTTCAATTTCAACATTTTCAACGAACATGTCAAATCTACCAGGACTCAATTGATTGAATCCTGCTATCAAATCAGTTGAAGTTGATGCGGATAACCCGCTAGTACCTTTACCGCCGGATTCAATGATAACATAATCCAGTGTGCTGTTACGATAAGAAGTAGGATCATTAACTGCGTCGGTACTCAGTGCGGCAAGAGTAAATTTGTATGTATAAGATCTATAAGAATTTAAAACATTTTGTTCGCCTGATGATACAACAGTAGGGTCTCCTAGATTTGTTCCAGGTTGACCTGTGGTTTGACTATCGTTTGAAAGTTGCGGTATGTTTTCAAGAGGTGGTTGAACATTGGGTTTTGTGTAAACTGTTTTAACCTGAACATTAGATGAATCTGTTGCCTTAGGAACAGGCATAGGATTACCAGCTTCATCAAGATTAAGACTTTTTCTGGCCGCCACAGTACGCTGTGATGGTTGATTCATAAAATCAAAAAATCCAGGAGTACTTTGTCGGTTGGCTGGCATATTAAACTCCCAGCGCCGATTTGATTGTGGTTAATTGTGGTAGATAAATTTGAACCCCAGCAACTAGATCATATACAGGATCTTTAATTACTGAAGGATTTCTTACAGCAAACACCCACCATAGATTTACATCACCATAAAGATCATTTGCTAGCAAATCGGGGCGATTTTCATAGTTTGATGTCACGCTGAATAAAATGTCATCCGTTAAGCCAGGAATATTTCTGTAGGTTAACACATCTAAATATCCGTTTGTAGCTGTTGTGAGATAATAGGGACTTGCTTTATTATAGGTAGCCATTATAGATATCCTCTTGTTCGGTTAGAATCGCCACCTAACCATCCATTAACTGAAAAGTTTTGCATTTCTTGTCTACTGTAAATTGGTATGCATGTTATTGCTATTGTAGATACTGTAGGCACGCTGTTAACACCATAAACTGAATTACCTGCTGATCCTGATATTTTACCTAATTTGTAATAATCAACCCCGTCTGGTAACTCTATTCTAAAACTGCTAATTACAACAGGAGTATTATCTAACATATAGTCACCATAAGCCATCAGTTGGCAGATAGGCGGTGGGGCTCCACTATCAGGATCACCAGTTGATCCTCCAGATCTCATTTTTGTTAACGCTCTTAATAGGTGTACTGTTGCCAAGTAAACACCGGCATCGTCTTCATTTTGAACAGTAAATTTTCCAGATATGTTAATAGGACTTACCTTACTATTTTTGTAAAAATAGATTGAAAAATTGCTGTGTGTTGGGTTTAAATTTGTATAGTCAGCAGAGTGTTCGTAACTGATAGCAGGTGTATAAGGAAATATGATACCACCTAATTGAACCAATTCACCTCTTAATCCTGTAGTGGCATTGTTCAATACATATTTAGGAGGAACTTTGATTCTAACTCGCATATCTTTAGTGAGTTCTCCCTGAATCATACTTTTAATGTTTACTGCTGCACTTTGAGGTAACGGTGGTTGAGCTCCATCAGGGACTCCTGCCACCGATCTTATACCAAATGAATTTAAAACAGAACTAGCTTTTTGATTTAACCAATCACCGGCAGATGAAACATATGACCCAATAGAAGTATCTCCTGCGATAGGCGCAGAAGCAATTGTTGCGGCACTTGTAGCATCAGATGCGCTAGGATTTGTAGGACTTTCTGTTCCAGATGCGGCCGCTGCACTGTTATTTGCGGCATCTAAATTTGCGGTAGCCGACGCTAATTGAGACTTAGATGCTTGATATGCCGTTTGGTCTCCAGAAGCAATTGCGGCCTTAACGTCAGCAGTTGAGTTTGCTACGGCAGTAGTGAATGTTTGTTGATCTGGTGTCAATGCCATAATTTTTCCTATATAGCATATTTACCAATAAATAAAATGCCTATTTAAATCAACGGTTGACCTTCGATAAATCTGTGTTATAATTACAACACAAAGGAATAATAATAAAAATATGACCCCAATTACTCTCCCAAGAAAGGTAAAATATCTTAATAACCGAGATCTTCTAGTAGAAATACATCGTAGTAAATGCTCTTATTCTAGTTTTACTAAACCAGAATACAGCCAACATGATATAATTTTACCAAATTTAAGTAAAGTTAACATTAGAACAATCGCTGAAGCTAAAAGAGCAAGAGCCAAACGACTTGGATTATATGCATTTGCTCATGCCAGGGAAAACGGAGATAAAAAAATTAAACTGTCAGAGTGCACTCCAGACTACACCACAATTGCTAAAACAGATGTTATTATTAGAATAATGTCATTTGATCACATTCCACTATCTCCCGGACGTAAAAAGACTGTTAAAAGTACTGCCGACGGACATGATAAAATCAACTTCCCTCCGTTCCAACATTGGAAATTTGATGAAAATGATGAGCTTGTATGTGTTGGTAAAAGTCACTGGAAAGGTGATTTAGAAAAGGGCCACTTTAGCAAGGATCACGGACGCATTACAGAAAATCTTGGTAAGATGTTTATCAAGTTGTCAGAGCGTTACGCACAACGTAGTAACTGGCGTGGTTATACTTATGTTGATGAAATGAAAGGACAGGCTATCCTACAGTTAAGCCAAATTGGATTACAGTTTGATGAATCAAAATCAGAAAATCCATTTGCGTATTATACTGCCGCAGTAACAAATTCATTTACTAGAATCTTAAATCTCGAAAAGAAAAGCCAAAACATTCGTGATGACTTGTTAGAGGACGCAGGATTGACTCCCAGTATGACACGTCAAAACAGTCAATTATACGCTGAAGAAATTTCCAGACAAGCAGAAATTTATAAAAATCTTCGTATGCCAAAGAGCGAAGAAGATCCAATTGACAACATATTCGAAGAAGAAGACGAAACAAAAGTTTGACTTTGCCGTTGACATTCTGTTATACTTTTAGTTAGGAGAATTATAATATGGCCTTGTTTAAAAAGGTTGCGTGTTTTACTGACATACATTTTGGCTTAAAAAGCAATTCGTCAACGCATCTTAGAGATTGTGAAGAATTTGTTGACTGGTTTATTGAGGAGTCTAAAAAAGCAGGGTGTGAAACTGCTATTTTCCTTGGTGACTGGTCACATAACCGAAACAGTCTTAATCTAATTACTTTAGATACCAGTATCCGTTGTTTAGAAAAACTAGGTGCCGCTTTTGAACAGTTCTTCTGGTTCCCTGGCAATCACGATCTATTTTATAAAGACAAGCGTGACATTCATTCCAGTGGGTTTGGTCGCCACATTCCAGGAGTTACTGTTGTAGATGGTATTACTACTCTTGATGATGTTACCCTTGTCCCTTGGCTAGTAGGAGACGAGTGGAAAAGTCTCGGAAAAATTAAGAGCAAATATATGTTTGGTCATTTTGAATTACCACTGTTCTACATGAATGCCATGGTACAAATGCCAGACCATGGAGAATTATCACCAGGACACTTTGTACACCAAGACTATGTGTTCTCGGGACATTTTCATAAACGTCAAAACAAAGAACGTGTATGGTACATTGGAAATGCGTTTCCACACAACTTTGCCGACAATTGGGACGATGAGCGAGGCATGATGATATTAGAGTGGGGTGGTGAACCAGAATTTATCAACTGGCCAAACTGTCCCAAATATCGTGTTATAAAATTAAGTGAGTTGATTGATCGTGAAGCAGAAATCATAAAATCAAAAATGCACTTGAAGGTTAATCTTGACATTGACATCACCTACGAAGAAGCAAATTTTCTCAAAGAAGAATTTACCAAAAAATACGACATTAGAGAAATTAGCCTAGTACAAGACAAAGTTAATCTCGACGGAACCATAGACGATAATCCTGATCAAGAATTTGAAAGTGTTGATCAAATTGTAATGGATCAGTTGTTGAACATTGAGTCACAACAAATTGACAAAAACACATTATTAGACATCTACAGGAACATATGATACTTGATTGTTTTACATTTTTTAACGAACTTGACCTATTAGAAGGCAGGTTAGAATATCTGTATGATAGTGTAGACTATTTTATATTGGTTGAATCTAATCTTACTCATTCTGGAAAATCAAAGCCAATGATTTTTATACAGAATATTGAAAGATTTAAAAAATATCAAGATAAAATATTATATTTTCCCTTTATAACCACACCCGAAGAATACAATTTTAATAGGCTGCCTTCATGGGAAAGAGATTATGAATCAGGTTCTTGGAAAATGGAAAACGCACAACGAAATCATATTACAGAAGCACTAAAATTGTTTAGTGATGATTCCATTGTTATGATTAGTGATCTAGATGAAATTCCACATAAAAGTTGTATTGATATAGCAAGAAATAGTTTCAGAGATGATTGGCTAATTTTTGCCATTGAACAAACGCTGTTCAGTTCTAATTTTACTCGTAAAATGATAGGTACATGGCACGGAACTGTTATTACTACCAATAGATATGCTAAAAGTGTAGGAGCACAAGGCTGTAGAGAAGTAAAGTATGCCATTCCTGTTATTAATAACGGAGGATGGCATCTAACATTCTGGGGCAGTATACAAGACATACAAATAAAAATAGATTCGTTCAGTCACCAAGAATTAAACACAGATTTTTACAAAGATCCGGAAAGATTAAAAGAAAAAATTGCTAACGGTGGATGTATTTTTGACAAAGGTACACAGTTCGAAACTGTTGACATCAACACAATTGATCCAGATATTTTAAGAATTTTTGGAAATTTTAACAACAAATTATTATCGTCAATAAATGTTTAAAATAAAAAATATAACTCTTCGTAATTTTATGAGTGTGGGTAATCAAACCCAGGCTGTAGATTTTGATAAAGAACATTTAACTCTTGTACTAGGAGAAAACGTTGACCTTGGTGGCGACGATACCGGTTCTCGTAACGGCACAGGTAAGACAACCATGATTAATGCGTTGAGTTACGCATTGTACGGACAAGCACTTACTAATATTCGTAAAGAAAATTTAATTAATAAAACAAATACCAAGGGCATGTTGGTTACGGTTGAGTTTGAAAAGAATGGCATTTATTGTCGCATTGAACGTGGACGTAAGCCTAATATTTTAAAATTGTTTGTAAACGACCAACAGTTAAAAACTGATGAAGTTGAAGATGATGCTCAAGGTGACAGTAGAGAAACACAAAAAGCTATTGAGCAAATGTTAGAAATGTCACATACTATGTTCAAACATCTTGTGGCATTGAATACCTATACCGAGCCGTTCTTAAGTATGAAGGCCGCTGATCAACGAGAAGTAATTGAACAGTTGTTAGGTATTACGTTGTTAAGTGAAAAGGCTGAAAATTTAAAAGGCCTTGTCAAAGAAACAAAAGATCTTATACAAGCAGAAACATTAAAAATTGAAGCCATTAAAACTGCTAATGAAAATGTACAAAAAAGTATCGACAGTTTAGGTATAAAAAGTTCTGCCTGGGAAACACAAAAAGATAGAGACATTGAAAATCTAGGTAAGGCAATGATGCAATTGGAAAGTGTAGATATTGAAAAAGAAATACAACTTCATGCTGAACTTAAAATTTGGGAAGATAATAACGTTGCCTTACGCAGTCTTAATAAAGAAAAAGCAACACTAGAGTCTGCCGCCATACAGGGCGAAAAGACCTTGAACAAATATTTAAACGAGCTTACCAAGTTAAGTAATAAACAATGCCCTGCATGTGAACAGGATCTTCATGATCATAAGCATGAAGAAATGACAACAGTTGCTACAAACAATGTTACTGAAGCTACAACTTATCTAGAAAAACTCAAAACAGATCACAATAAAATTGTTGCTGAATTATTAGCAATAGGTGAACAACCACACAGGCCACAAACATTTTACGATACTGAAGCAGAAGCATTAGGACATAAAAATAATCTTGGAAATTTAGAAAAACAATTAACAAATAAAATTGATGAAAAAAATCCTTACGAGGAACAAATTGAAGAACTAAAGAAAACTGCTATTCAAGAAATTTCTTGGGATAATATAAACGAGCTTACAAAACTTAAAGAACATCAAGAATTTTTATATAAGTTGTTAACTAACAAAGACTCATTTATTCGTAAGAAAATTATTGATCAAAATTTAACATACTTAAACAAACGCCTTGGATATTATATTGATAAGTTAGGATTACCACATCGTGTTGTTTTCCAAAATGACTTAAATGTAGAAATTACACAGTTAGGACAAGATTTAGATTTTGATAATTTGTCGCGTGGCGAACGTAACAGATTAATTTTAAGTTTGAGTTTTGCTTTTAGAAACGTTTGGGAAGGCTTATATCAAAATATTAATCTATTGTTTATTGACGAGCTTGTAGATGCTGGTATGGATAGTGCCGGTGTTGAAAGTGCGTTGGCTGTCCTGAAAAAAATGGCCAGAGAACAAAATAAGAATATATACCTGATAAGTCACAAGGATGAATTGCAAGGTCGTGTAAACAATGTTTTAAGAGTAATTAAAGAACATGGTTTTACCAGTTATAGTAACGATATAGATTATGTTGAAGCATAAAGAATTAGACATTTACAAAGAATTACACAGTAAATTCATGCTTGATATTTTAGAATATCATAATAAGCATTGTGTTCATGTTGAACAACCGACAAATAGAACAACTGTTAATCTTAGAAGTCAGTTGCGCGAACTCAGAAAACTCACCAAGCAGATGGCTATACAACTTACAGCAACCTACAACGAAGAACGAGAAAACTTTAAAACACGTAAAGAATTAATTAAACAAAAAGGCAGATCAGGCGACATTTATCGAGAGCGTATAAGAGAAAAAATTAAGACCAGGGAGACAAAGTCCGATAAGTAAGTGATGACATGGACATTTCAAAATACTGTTATCAACGAATTACCTAAAGATTGTGTTGGATTTGTGTACCTAATTACAAATAATGTAACCGGAAGAAAATACATAGGCAAAAAGTTAGCAAAATTTAGTAAAACGACCTACAAGACTGTAAAGTTAAAGAACGGCACCAAAAAGAAAAAGAAAATTCGTAGCAAAATTGATAGTAATTGGCAAGATTATTGGTCTAGTTCAGATGAACTTAAAAAAGATATAGTGGCTCTCGGACAGGAAAATTTTACAAGAGAAATATTATATTACTGTAAAAGTAAAGCAGAATGTAGTTACATTGAGGCCCGTGAACAATTTGACCGCAAAGTACTTGAATCTACAGACTACTATAATGGACAAATTTCAGTCCGTGTACATGGCTCACATATTTTAAAAAACAAAATATGACAAAAATTAATTGGAATAGAGAACCAACCAGCAGTGTAATGAACTCTGAGTATTGGACAAATCCAAAAACAGGGTTTGACAAAGGTTGGCACGATAGGCTCAAACAAAAACAAGAAAAAAAGCAAAGATTATTAAATCAAAAGATAGATTTAGGCATACACGAAGATCACGATTTAGATATAGTCAAGCTCAACTCAGGCCCACACGTAGGAAAGCTCATCTGTATTACATGTAATGACAAATTCATTAGATGGCTTCCAAAAGGCATATTTTAACTAACACCGAAGGTTGGCGGGCCAGTTTGTAATACCGCTGTGGAAAAACCGGGGAATAACCGGACACGTAACATATTGATGCACTCCCGTCGGTAAATCTGACTATCCTGAAAAATTGGAAGCGAGTCTGAGGGTACGAACCATACGCCCAACGCATTGATATAGTATGAATGTTAGCATACGAAAAACCGTGCTATAAAAACTTAAACACTAGGAACGAGGTTTAAGACGCTTTTTAAGCGAGTCAATGTAGGTTGGGAAAGATTAGAGCCCATTAGCATAACGGTAAAAACACCTATTTCCAATGTCTCGGCTGTGATAACTCACATGAAGACAAAAGACGGAACCGAGCAAAACGGTTCCGTCTGACTGAAACAATCTACATGAATTTAAATGCTTCGCATTAATCATATAATTAAAAAATGCTCTGAGTAAAACGAAAGAGCAAATGAGCTTTAGCTCATTTCTGTATATAAATAAGTTATCAATTACTTAGGATATGCCTTTATGCGTCTCAATGATATTATCGAATCAAAACAGCTAGATGAATTAAACCTAGGAGGAGTTAGTCCCAGTGGACAAACTAGCGCAAAACCTCAAGGAGTGTTGGGTAAACTTAAATTAGGAGCTCAACAGTACTTAAACCCTAACTCTAATGTAAGAGCTAGAGCAAAAGGTATTTCTAGCGTGGCCAAGGAGGCCAATGCTCTAATGACGCAATATCAAGAGTGGGTTGGACGTACCTACCCAGATCAAGGAACAACAAAAGAAAATTTAACCGCTTGGTTAACACAGCAAAGATTACCTGTTACAGGACGAGTAGATGCTTTATTAAAAAGTATCAATCCACCTGCTCCTCAAGCACAACCAGCGGCACCAGCTAGTGCTACTGCTACTACACCAACAGCTCAACCCGCCGCTCCTGCAGCAACTCCGCCAGCACAGCCAAATCAACAAGCATTAAAAGGCAGATTACGAGCAGGTCAAGGCCTAGGACAACAAACACCTGGTGGATTTGGCAACTATGTGGCTGGTAGTGGACAAAGAATACAAGGTGCTAATCCCAATGGCTCACCTAGAGTTGTTAATATTCAACGTGAAGCTCAAGGAGGAGGAACAGTAACTCCTATTGATAATAAAATGGTTAGCCAAATTATATCAGCGGCAGTTGCTGAAAGAAATCGAGCAGGCGGTGGCGCACAACCAGCTTCTGCTATTCCTCAAGGACAACCAAATACAGGTACAGGTAGTTCCTCATCAAGATCAAGTTCTATGCCTACTGCTCAACTAACAGTAGGCGGTGTTGTGAATTTTTATAAGCGTTTAAATGCTGCCGGAAGACAACAGTTAAGAGCAGAATTAGATAAAATTGATAAAACACCTGTACCAGAATCAACAGTTGATGTTGACAGTGTAGGCTACAGTCGTTTTTTAGAAATTAAACTTTAAAAGAATGGCAAGCCAGATTCTTTAGTTATCTTAAGATTTGACTCAATAATTTTTCCAACAATTTCTCGTTCATCAGGAGTTAAACAATGACTTTCATTGTAACTGATTCCGCCACGCATGAACCAACATATTCTCATTAATTCATCTTTAATGGCTTTTGTCCCTTTTTCGTAATCAGCAATCATTTTGATTACGCTATCTCTGTCTAAGGACAAAAGCCTTACGCGAAAAAAGTTGATGGATCAAATGTTAAAGGAATTTCTACAGTTTCACCTGTTACACCTTGCTCTCTCATTTCATCTGTAACAGCCACTGCGATAGGCTTAATCTTGTTATTTTCATTGAGCTGTTCGATGTGTTTTTGTACTGTATTAAAAATTTCCTTATCAGAGTTGTTGATAAACTCAGATATAAATGCAGGATCACTAGTACTGCCTTGATTAGTATCAATACGATCTATACTTTTGGTTACTGCTTCAATAGTGTAGGTGCTGAGTTTTTTAAAACTTTCTTGGAATAGTTTTATTTTGTCATCATCTGATAAATTTTCATCATTTACCACTGACATTATTTTTTGAGTTTCAAAACTTTGTATGTTGACATTGGTCAAATCTTTATAGGTCAAGGGTTTTACAAATACAGTGATATCAGAATTAATAGGTACAGCTGGATTCCAGGTAATGCGAGACATTAGGCTGTCCATGACCACATGTAGATCGATGTTATATTCTAATTCTAAATCTCCAATTTTTATAGGAGTATCCATGGTTTCACCGTATGTTGCCAATCTAATAGCAATTAATAGTACATCTAAATCTATAACTGGAGTATTCCAGGCATTTACAATGTTAGGAACACAATTTTGTATCACATCAACAACTGCTTGTCCATTCATTAGGGCATCTGGGATCTTTAACAGTATCTCATCTTTGGCTGTCATGCTGTACACAGGATATTCTCCGGTGTCAGTGACGTTTAAACTGCCTTCAGACCAATATGCGCCATTGCTGGGTAATTTGATGTAAATCTTAGGCTGTCGCATGAATCCTGACAGTGGATTGTTTGTTGACGGTACGGTGGAAACCATATGTTTTATCTCCAATAAATAACTATTAAGCGGGTATGTATTATTTATCTGCTAATTTAACTCGGAAAAATAATGGCTGAAGTAACAGGATCGATAGGTGGAGAACACGTTGAATTAAACAACGCGGCCTCAGAAGCAACGCTTAAATTACTGCTACAGAGCAGTATGACTGCTAACAAGCAGACACTTGAACAACTTAAAAAATTAGGTGTTAAAGGTGGCCTGTTTGATACTGACGCATGGGACAACGCCAATCAAAAGGTACAAGAAGCGGCTCCATTAATGGAGAGATTGGGGTCAGCAGCCAAAGAGCTCGAGCCTGCGTTCCAACATCTTAAAACTGTAGCTGGAGCTTATGGAGCCGCTGTAAGTGCGCTGATCAGCGGCAGTAACAACATGAGCGATGTGCTCAATGCGTTTAAAGTTTTACCAGGACCGTTGGGCGCAATAGCAGGTACATTTGGAACATTATTAAAACTTCAAGAAGAACAATTTGAATCTTATAAAAAGTTAACCAACGCTGGTATTAACTTAGGTGGCAATTTAGATCTTATAAGAGCATCGGCATCTCGTATGGGATTATCTATGGATCAACTGAGTAGCATAGCGGTTAAAAACAGTGAGGCTATTAGTAGATTAGGTGGCGGCTCTGATTCCGCCATGAAGTCATTTATTAACTTATCTACACAGATGAACAGTAGTCAAACTGGTTTTCATCTAAGAGCGTTGGGCTATACCACTGAACAGATTAATGAAAATATGTTACAATATCTGAGTATAACCGGAGGCCGTACCAGTAAAGAAATGCAAAATACTGGTAAGTTGATAGCCAGTACCGGGGAATATTTAGAGCAACTAGATGGACTAGCAAGGATAACAGGTAAGAATAGACAGGAACAACAAGACGCATTAGCCGAAGCTTCAAAAAATGCTGCATTCCAGGCAAAACTTAATACCATGTCTGAAGACGACAGGAAAAAAGCCATGGAAGGTATGGCACAGGCAATGGCATTAGGCGGTAAAGGTGCTGTTGATGCTTTCCAGAGTAAATTAATGGGTGTTGCTCCTGACAAGGCTGGAGCCATGTTTGAAGCAACAGCAAGTCGTACTGCAGCAGTGGTTAGTGGTATTGTTGATCAGGTCAATGACAAAAGTAAGAAATCATTAGACAGCACAGCCAATATGATCAATGGCATGAGAGCTGCACAGTCTGACATGTCAAAATATGGAAAAGAAACACTGTTTGCTATAATACGTCAAGGAGGTCCATTGGCTGATACTTTACAGCAAATGGGAATAACCGCTAATAAAGCAAATACCATGAATGATGCTGAAATTGCTACTGCTTTGAAAAAAGCAGAAGTTGATAAATCAACAGCGGCATCAGCAGTAGAAAGAGAAAAATACATGCAACAAATGCGTGATCAATTGATATCAGCTCTTAGCCAATTCACAGTAACATTTATGCCAGAAATAATGAAGTCAATAAAATTCTTTGCTGATAGTCTTACATGGCTAACATCCGCGGCAATAAAGAATAAAGATCAAATTGTTGAGTGGACTAAGTGGATTGTAATTGCTTGGGGAGTTATGAAAGCATTTAGTGCGGTTGCAGCAACTATAAAAGCAGTAGAAGCCTTTAGGGGCACACTAGGTACACCTGGCAGACCTATGCATGTCGTTGGATCAGGCATTGGAGGAGGAGGCGCCGGTACTCCAGGAGCAGGTGCTGGTGCAGCAGGTGCTGGTGCAGCAGGTGCTGGGGCAAAAGCAGGCGGTAAGGCGTTAGTTGGAAAAGCATTGGGCAAAGTATTACCAGGAGTTGGTTTAGCGTTTGGCGCATATGATTCTTATAGTCGAGTTAAAGAAGGTGATTATTTAGGTGGAGGAATTGCTGCAGCCAGCGGCTTGGCCAGTTTAATTCCAGTTTTTGGCACAGCGGCCGCATTGGCATTAGATGCTGTCAATATTGGACGTGATTTAGGTAAGAGTGCAACCGACGATAAACACAACGAAACCGTACCATCTGGTGCTTCAGCAGGTGATCCTGACCCATCAGAAAAATTGATCACTGCCGTAGAAACGTTAAATAATCATATGGTGGATTTAAAAAGATATATGCTTCAGACTGCCAATAACACTAAGAATGCAGTCACAGAAATACACCATTTAAGTGGCGATTTATACCCGAGACCTCATTAATTATGACATGGCGCAAGTACTTTACCCCCGTTAATGCTAGTGGACAATTAAGTCCAATTAGTGGATCTTTAGGATCCACAGGAGCAAATCCTGCTCGTACAAATTACAGCAGTTATTTGCCAGATGTTTATGCTGGCCATCCCAACCGTCTTGAACGTTATGGTCAATATGATACCATGGATACAGACAGTGAGGTTAATGCTGCACTTGATATTTTAGCTGAATTTTGTACTCAATCTAACACAGAAAATCTAACACCATTTCAAGTATTTTTTAAAGATGCCGCTACCAATACTGAAATCACAATTATTAAAAAATATCTACAACAGTGGACAAAATTAAACAAGTTTGACAAACGCATGTTTAAAATTGTGCGTAATGCGTTTAAGTATGGTGATGTATTTTTTGTTCGTGATCCAGAAACACAAGCATGGATGTATATCGATCCACAAAAAGTAGACAAAATTATTGTCAACGAATCAGAAGGCAAAAAGCCCGAGCAGTATATGATTCGTGACTTCAATCCCAATTTAGAAACGCTGGCAACAACTGCTATCCAACCTAGTAATGTACAAGGTGGTGGCAGTCAGTTTGGTGGCAGTTACGGAACAGGTCAAGGCGGTGCCGGAGGTTCACGAGGTATGGTTGGAGCATTTCCTACCAGTACAAACAGCAGTAGATTTACACACAATCAAAATCAATACGCAATTGATGCTCGCCATGTGATTCACATCAGCATGAGCGAAGGCATTGACAACAACTTTCCATTTGGTAATAGCCTAATGGAAAGTATTTTCAAAGTATTCAAACAAAAAGAATTACTTGAAGATGCTATCTTAATCTATCGTATACAACGTGCTCCTGAGCGCAGAGTATTTTATATTGATGTAGGTAATATGCCAAGTCACTTGGCTATGAGTTTTGTTGAGCGTGTTAAAAACGAAGTTAATCAACGTAGAATTCCTAGCAATACAGGTGGCGGTCAAAGTGTAATCGACAGCAGTTATAATCCACTCAGCATCAACGAAGATTATTTCTTTCCACAAACAGCAGAAGGCCGCGGTAGTAAAGTTGAAATCTTACAAGGTGGTCAAAATCTTGGCGAAATTGATGACCTTAAGTATTTTACAAATAAACTGTTCCGTGCGTTGCGAATTCCTAGTTCTTATCTACCTACAGGTTCAGACGACGGTGGTAGCAATTTTAACGATGGCCGAGTAGGTACAGCCTACATACAAGAATTGAGATTTAACGAATACTGTAAACGTCTACAAAGTTTAATTAATGATACATTTGATACAGAGTTTAAACTATATCTACATACCAAAGGTATCAATGTAGACAACAATATTTTTGATATCAAATTCAATCCACCACAAAACTTTGCGTCTTATCGTCAAGCAGAAATGGATACAGCTCGTGTTAATACATTTAATACAATGATTGCTATTCCAATGATCAGTAAACGTTTTGCTCTAAAACGATTCTTAGGATTAACTTCTGAAGAAGTGGCAGAAAATGAAAATCTATGGAAAGAAGAAAACGTTGATGCTGGAGCAACCTTAAGTGCTGGCGCAGAATTACGTGGTGCTGGTATTACTGCCAACGGAATGAGCGGCGATATCAATGATTTATCAGCTCCTCCAGAACCGTTACCTGGAGAAGAAGGTGCCGAAGGTGCTGCACCCGGTGGTGCTCCTGGAGGTACAGAGCCACCTCCTGCCGCATAAATACTATCATGCTACTAAAAGAATTCATGTATTACGATAAAGAACAGTCTGCTCCGCAAGAAGATGGCCGTTATTTGAGTCAAAATGACACTAGTATTTTGCGTCAAAAAGACCTACGTAAAACACGTTTGACACTAAAAATGTTAAATGATATTCGCATAGCAGGCGAAGCACACAATAAAGAACACCAAGAAGAATTGGGTTTAATTAGAAAAATGTATGCTTCTCCACCGCCTGAAGCGGCACCATAATAAAGGCTAATATAAGTTTTTTTTCTAAAATCTTAAATATTTTAGCAAAAAGATTATAAAAATTAGTCGTCTATTGCCTAAAAACCGCAGTTTTTAGGCCATTTCCTATAAGTATTGCACATTGGCTGTAAATACAGCTACAAAACCTTGCCCGCAACCTTTAAGGAGATATACGCAATGTCAACAAAATTTGAACAGTTATTAGATTACCTGGTCAACGAAGAGCATGATAAGGCTAATGAGCTGTTTCATGAAATCGTAGTTGAAAAATCTAGATCAATTTATGAAAACCTAATCGCCGAAGAAGAAGAGGAAGACATGGACGAGTCAGCTGATGACGAAGAAATGGACGAGTCTAAAAAAGAAGACGATGAGGAAATGGACGAGTCTAAAGAAGAAGACATGGACGAGTCAGCTGATGACGAGGAAATGGACGAAGCTGAAGAAGACCTAGAAGACAGCTACATGATGGACGGTGACGACGGTTTCAGCGGTGGCGCCGAAGGCGATGCCACTGACGATTTTGGAAAAGAAATTGGTGCTGATGGCGAAGACGAATTTGAAAAGTCTGAAGATGACGCTATCCTTGATATCAAGAATGCTATCCAGGAATTAGAAGCTGCATTTGCTGAACTAGAACAAGCTCAAGGCTCTGAAGAGCACTCAATGGGCATGGACGGTGATAAAGATCAGGATGCTGACGAAGACATGATGGGCATGCCAGCAATGGAAGGCAAGCGTATGACACGTGAGTATGTTGAAAAAGTTGGTAATGACTGGGAAAAGAACAGCCAAAAGACACAAGGTCAGTACGCAGGTGCTGGTACAGGTGACAAAGATGGCGCACCTAAAGAAGGTAAAAGCCCAATAAGCAGTGGTTCTGGTAAGCCAACAAGTGGTGCTAATGCAAATAATATTGCTAAAGGTTCCACAGAAGGTCAACACAACACAGGTACAACACCTAACAAAGTAAACAAAGGTATCACTCCAGAAAAGGGTGAGCAGTACACAGGTAAAGACTGGGAAACAAATAGTGCTCCTGGTGGAAAAGCTGGTGTTAAAAACTTAAGCAAAGTTGGTGATGCTAAAGGCCTAGCAGGTGCTACTAAGAACAATGGTTCTGAAGGTGTAGCAGTTGGTGCTGGAACAGGTCAAAACAATGTTAAAGGTGCCACAAACACTAAATCCATTGTTGATCGCAAGATTGGTTAATTAGAGAAACTGGATGAAATATTCTTATCTAAGAGAAACATTAAGTTTTGATCAAGCTGGAGTTATGCTCGAGTCTGACGACAAGGACGGCAAAAGCCTTTATTTAAAAGGTATTGCTATCCAAGGTGGTATACGCAATGCTAATCAACGTGTATACCCTGTCGATGAGATTGAACGTGCTGTTAAGACACTTAATGATCAGATACAAAATGGTTATAGTGTCTTAGGTGAAGTTGATCATCCTGATGATTTAAAAGTAAATTTGGACCGTGTATCCCATATGATCACTCAGATGTGGATGGAAGGTCCTAACGGTTATGGAAAGATGAAAATCCTTCCTACACCGATGGGTAACTTGATACGCACAATGCTCGAAAGTGGTGTAAAACTTGGAGTCAGTAGCAGAGGCAGCGGCAACGTTGATGATGGTTCTGGCAAAGTTTCTGATTTTGAGATTATCACCGTAGACGTAGTTGCACAGCCTAGTGCTCCTGGCGCATATCCTACACCTGTGTATGAACATTTGATGAACACACGCAGAGGATATAACGCTATTCAAGTAGCACATGAAGTAAAAGAAGATCCAAAGGCCCAGAAATATTTGAAGGAAAGTCTCCTTCAAATTATTAAAGGTCTAAAATAAGCCCGAGGAGAAATAAATGTTGGACGCATTCAAACAATTAGTTGAGTCAGGTGTAATGACAGAAGACGTAAAGTCAGTCATTGAAACTGCCTTTGCTGAGAAAATTAAAGAGAATCGCGACCAAGTTAGCGCAGAACTTCGTGAAGAATTCGCACAAAAATACAATCATGATAAAACAATGATGGTAGAAGCGATCGACAAGATGTTAAGCGATAGATTGGCTGCAGAAATGTCCGAATTGCATGAAGATAAAAAAGCCCTAGCTGAAGCTAAGGTTGCTTATCAACAAAAGATTACAGCAGACGCTAAGAAATTAGAAGGGTTTGTTATCAAGCAATTAGGTAAAGAGTTAGTAGAGTTCCAAAACGATCGTAAGAAAGTTTCTGAGAATTTTACCAAGTTAGAGCAGTTCGTTGTACATGCTCTATCTAAAGAAATCAATGAGTTTGCTACAGATAAGAAGGATCTAGCTGAAACTAAAGTTAAGTTAGTTCGTGAAGCACGTAGCAAGTTTAGTGAAATCAAACAAAGTTTTATTCAACGCAGTGCTAAGGTAGTTGAAGCCGCAGTTACTAAAAAATTAACAGCTGAAATCAAGCAATTGAAAGAAGATGTTGAAAGTGCTCGCAACAACGATTTTGGTCGTCGTATATATGAAGCTTTTGCCCAGGAATTTAGTGCTAGTTTCTTAAATGAGAAATCTGAAACAAGTAAATTGTTAAAGATTATTCAGAAGAAGGAACATGAACTTGCCGAAGCACAACAACAAATAGCAGAAAAACAAAATCTAGCCGAGTCTGTTAACCGTGAACTACGTGTTACTAAAGACTTGATGGAGCGCAAGACTGTTATGAGTGAAATGTTAGCACCTCTGGATGCTAGTAAGAGAGAAATCATGAAGGAACTTTTAGAGTCTGTACAGACACCAAAACTTTCTAGTGCTTTCGAAAAATACCTACCCGCAGTAATGGAAGGCGATCACAAAGTTGCTAAGAAAGCTATGCTTGCAGAAAGCACAGCAGTAACCGGCAACCGTGGAGCAAAACCAGCGGTAGGCTTAGATAACATTTTAGATATCCGCAAGCTAGCGGGTCTAAAATAATTTATATTCAAGGAGACGTAAATGTCACAATTATTAAATGAAAGATGGTCTGAGACCAAAGAAGCTCTGCTTGAAGGCCTACAGGGTAACCGTCGTGCTTCCATGGCAGTATGCTTAGAAAATACTCGTCGTAGCTTGACAGAGAGCGCAACAGCTGGTGCTACAAGTGCTGGTAACGTAGCAACACTTAATCGTGTTATTCTACCAGTTATCCGTCGTGTAATGCCTACAGTTATTGCTAATGAGATCGTTGGTGTTCAGCCTATGACTGGCCCAGTTGGTCAAATCCACACATTGCGTGTACGTTATGCTGATGGTTCTTCAGAAGTTAGCGCAGGCGAAGAGGCATTAAGCCCATTCAAAATTGCTAGTGCTTATTCTGGTAACGATTCTTCTCCAGCTTCAGCTTCAAATACTGCTAGCTTAGAGGGTACACCAGGCAAGCGCATGAGCATCCAAATCTTGAAGACACCAGTCGAAGCTAAGAGCCGCAAGCTATCAGCTCGTTGGACCTTTGAGGCTGCACAAGATGCACAAGCACAACAAGGTATTGATATCGAAGCAGAAATTATGGCCGCTTTGGCTCAAGAAATTACAGCTGAGATTGACCAAGAAATTCTTGGCTCACTACGTTTGCTAGCTACAGTTGAAGAAACATATGATCAATCATTGGTTTCTGGTACAGCTACATTCGTTGGTGACGAGCACGCCGCTCTAGCTATCCAAATTAACCGTGTCAGCAACTTGATTGCTCAAAGAACACGTCGTGGTGCTGGTAACTGGGCTGTTGTTTCTAACCAAGCATTAACAATTCTTCAATCTGCTACTACTTCAGCTTTTGCTCGTACAACAGAAGGTACATTTGAAGCTCCAACAAATACAAAATTCGTTGGTACATTGAATGGCGCAATGAGAATTTATGTTGACGCATATTTAGCTGACAATGTTGACAGCAACCAAGTATTGATTGGTTACAAAGGTGCTAGCGAGGCAGATGCTGCAGCGTTCTATTGCCCTTATATTCCATTGATGTCGTCTGGTGTTGTTCTAGATCCAGCAACATTTGAGCCAGTAGTTGGCTTCTTAACACGTTACGGATATGTAGCATTGACAAACACTGCTTCATCTCTAGGTAACGCTGCCGACTACCTAGGTAAGGTTGCTATTACTAGTGCTAACGTAAGCTTCAAGTAATCACTTACTTGTCTTAAGAAAACAAAACCCGCTTCGGCGGGTTTTCGTTTGGCTTCGATAAATATACTGTACGATTCACACGGGGTGAATTTTATGCGGAAATCCAACCGCGTACGGCCTAGAACGCCGTGTTTTCTATAAGGAGAAACAAAAATGGGACGTCCAATTAAAGCAAGATATTTTTTACGCGGTGGTAAAGTACCATCACAAATAAGTTTTAACGAAGGATGGATTGGTCTTTCCGGTAGTGTTACTACACCAGGAGCATGGTATCCACAAGGAACATATATTACGTTCCCACAAGGTCAGTTAGGATCTGCTAGTACAACAGCAAAAGCAACTCTAACAATTAGCACTTCAACAGGTGCTGTTACTGGCATTACAATGACCAACGTAGGTTCTGGTTATAATTCTACTGTAACAAATTACACAATTACACAACCTGCCACTGTTACAAGTACTGTTAACGGATCAGGTCCAGTTACTGCTACAAATACATTTACAGTTGGAAGCGCGGTAGGTATTCAAATAGGTATGTTAATATCTGGTGCCCAAACTGGATACAATGGACACGTTCAAGCAGTTAATGGTAATGTTATCACATCTACTGTTAATAACCTTGGAATATGGACTAACGCATCAAACTTAACATTTAGTTCAACAGGTTCAGGTGCTGTATTATATTTTAATGCTGTAACTCCTGCTGACACAAGCCTCATTGCAGCTACAGCATACATTTCTGGTGATACACAAGGCCGTGCAGCCGCCATTATTAAACAAGAAGGTAGTCATCGTTATCTAGTGGAAGCTGATGTTAGCGGTACACTAAGACAAGGTATTTGTAAATTAGCAAGTACTTCTACACT